TGCCAACCGCTGGCGGCGTGCCGACCGGATGCTTATGACATCCATGTCAAGCAGCTTGGTCTGTGGCAGGTCTTGCCCGCGTGCAACGAACTCGGTGCGGCGCTGCTGCCATTCATCGCGGTGCAGGCCGTGCTTGGAGCCTCGGCCCATCACCGGGCCTCAGCCGCGCATGGCGGGTGATTTAACGATGGCCGTGCCCTGCCGCGCAAAATCCGCATCCGTTCGTCCGTAGCTTTCGTCATTTGCGCCGGGCTACTCATATGCAGCACCTGCGCATACAGATCAATGGCTTCGATCAGATCAGCGCGGCCTGGCCCGTCCAGCCCCCACGCGCCTGTTTTTTCGTAGCGTTCAATCGACCGCTCAACGGCCATATTCCCGGCTTGCAGAATCGGCAACATTGGGTTGTCGTGCGGCTGGATTTGCAGGGCACGTATGACCGTCACACCCAGCGCGTGGGCGAGTAGGCCATATGCACGTTCCGGGTCATCCGGGGCGGTGCAGTCGAGTAGCGATTGCAGGGCAGTGCGGACAATCACTTCGGCTTTGTCTGCCGCTGCTTTCGTGTCACCGAAACCGGGCGGCGGCGCTTCGTCGTAAGAGCGCACGCCGTTGATGGTGTTCATCCATGCTGCGCCGTTGTACTCAGTTTTTGAGTGCAGGCGCTTGCGGGAGTACTTGCTGGTCTTTTTCATGCGTCAGAACGGCACGTCATCGAGGTCATCGAACCCGCTACGCGGCGCAGTCGGTGGGGCTGGACGTGGCGCAGAGGCTGGTGCCTGCCCCTCCTGCTTCGGCCCCCGCGCGAAGTCGTCAAAGTCCGCAACGCCTTCCAGCGAAGTGCCCGTGCTACCGTCCTGTTTCTGGAATGTGGCAATGTGCAGATCACGGATGACCAGCGACACCTGTTTGCCCTTCAAAAGGTGGGGCGCGAGTGCTTCGGCTTGTTTGCCAAACATTGCAACGCGCACCCACTGGGAAGGCTTTTTGTTGTCGGCATCTTTCCGGCCGTAGTTGTAGGCCACGGCCACATTTACCACCACCGTCCCGGTGTTCGTTGTGCGTGTCTCTGCATCGCGGCCAATGGTGAAAAGTCCTGTGAGTTGTGCCATGTTTTTTCTTTCAAGCGGCCTGTTTGGCCTGGTCGTCGTTGGATGCCAGCGCGGTGCGCAGCGTGTCCTCGTAGGTTTGAACCAGCTTGGCAAACGCCAGCAGGTCGGCTTCCAGCGCCTCTATGGCGTCTTCGTCGCGGGTGATGCGGTGAATCACCATGTGCCCAAAATCCGGTGCCCACAGCACCAGGTCAACCCACTGCCGCCCCAGCAGCCAGAGGTAGCCAAGGCACTGATCCATGTAGGCGGAAACGTCACCGTTTGCCACGGCGGTGAACAGCGTTTCACTGCCCACCATGGTTTTGATTTCGAGAACGCCGTCGTTGTCAATCAGGCCGTCTGGACTGAGCCCGAAACAGGTGTCTTCTGTCGTGAAGAATCCAACTTCTTCGACCAGGTTCCCGGTGCGGCTTTCGTACATCCGGCGGGCTACTTCTTCCTGCTCTGAACCCATGCGCATGGCTGCGTTTTGGAATTTCGCCGGGGCATCGCCGCCCAGTCGTTCGCGGGCCACGTCCATCGCGTAGCTGATACAGGCCTTTGACGGCTGCCCGCCCTTGAGCTTGTCGCGGGCATCTTTGAAGCGAGAGCCCGTAATGCAGCCCTTGCGGACGGCCAGCCAGGCCTCGCTGCCCTGTTCGTGCGTGTGGTGGATCATTGCGCGCCTTTCTGTGCATCTGCGGCCTTCGCGGCCTTTTTGAGCTCGTGGCTTGCGGGCTCCAGCAGGGTGCGGTCAGCCGGGGTGAGTTCTTTGATGTGCTTGCTCAGCGCGCCCCATCCGCCCATCGCGGCATCGCGTGCCGCTGACAGCAACCCCAGTGGCACGGTGGCGGGTGGCGGGTTACCGTCCGTGTCGTCGCCGCCTTCTGCTACGCCACAGATCGCTTTGAGCGTGTAGCGTTCGAGGTAGCTCTTTGTGCTGGCACGCGCCTGCAAGGCGTTCTTCGCGCCCCCGGCGTCAGGTGGCCCGCCCATGCTGACCGTCTCGCTGTGGCCGCTGGTGTGTTTCAGTGTGCAGGTGACTTCGAGCCAATCCTTTTCGTCGCGCGTCAGCTTCCAGGCAGTGCTGAGGCCATGCCGGGAGAGGGCCGGGGTCACGGCGTCCACCACGTCATGCAGTTCTGCGTACTCCTTGCCGCGCAGCGGGCCGTCCGTGACTTTGCGCCCCTTGACGATGCGCACGGCCTCGGCCTTGAATGCCGCAAAGGCCGCGTTGTAGGCCTTCTCGGCTTCCTTTCGCTCCCAACGGTCCTGCAGGTCCATCATCTTTTCGATCTGGGCCAAGTCGGCGCCCTGCGACATGGCCTGCATCATCATGGCGGCCGGTGAGTTCGCCGCGATTGCGCCAGTTCCTTGTATGGCAAGCGGCTGGGCAGTTCGCTCAATGGGCTCCAGGTCAAGCACTGCAGCTTCCGCAGTAGTTGTTGCGTTCATGGTCTTCCTTCAGTAGGCGATCGACACGGCCGGGATGGCCTTCTTTGCAATGAGGGTCACTGCCGTCTTGGCGCATTCCTCGCTGAGCCCGCCTTTCATGAAGGCGTCCAGCGCGGCACGGTTGACGGCGGTCTTGTGGGCCTTGTCTGCTTCGCGGCGCTTGGCCTCCCTGGCTTCCTCGGCGGCTACTGCAGCCACGCGGCGCTGCTCAGCTGCAACCGCTTCGGCTTCGCGGCGTTCGGCGTCCGACTTGGCCTGCTGCTCGCGCTGGATGGCCTCGGCCTTCTCGCGTTCAGCGCGCTCCGCTGCCAACTTCAGTTCCAGCTCGCGGCGCTCTGCAGCGGCTGCGGCTTCTGCCTCGCGCTTGATGGCGGCTTCGCGCTCGGCTTGGGCCTTGGCCTCGGCTTCACGCTGGGCGCGCTCTGCGGCTTCGCGGGCAATGCGCTCTTCGCGGTCTTTCTGTTCTCGGGCGGCAGCCTCGGCGCGCAGCTTGGCGAGTTCGGCTTGCTCGGCTTCGTGCTTCTCACGGGCAGCGACTGCAGCAGCCAGTGCTTCCACGGCCTTCGCCTTGGCGCGGTGGGCTTCGGCCTCGAATTCCTCCCAGCTCTGGTCCACCGCCTTGCCTTCCACCTCTGCGAGGCTGGCGCGCAGCTCCTGCAGGTCCAGGTCGTGGAGCTCCTTAGCGCGCAGCTGGAACCACTCAATCCCCGCCTTGTGTCGTGCCTGCCGCGCTTCTTCGGCTTCTTCCCACGCCGTGAGCGGCGCCCGCACCTCGTCTTTCCATTGATCCAGCAGATCACGCATGCGCTTGCGCTCGGCATCGATCTTCTTGGGCACGTCCTTCAGTTCGGCCACCAGGTCTTTGCCGATGTTGTCCAGCGCCGTCTTGCCCTTGGCGACCTTGTAGGCAATCGAAGCGATGGCGTCGCGCCCCTTCTTGGTGGACACGTCAGGCACGAAAGCGTCGAGTTCTTCCTTGATCTTGGCAAGGTAAGGGTCGAGGCCCTGTGTGGCGGTGTAGACCTGCAGCGCCGATTCTTTGGGCGGCAACAGGCTTAGCTCTGTGGTGTCAGTCATGGTGTTCTCAAATAAAAGAATAGATTGCGCCAGCAGCAAGGCCAGCAGCGAAGAAGAGAGCAGCGGCCAGGGTGGCGGTGTAGGGGCGGCTCATGGCATCACCCCCCGAGTCACCAGCCCAGCAGCCACCCGGCCACGAGCCACACGCTCGTCGTTCCACAGATCAGGCCGCTCTGCCTGGGCCTGCGTGAGTGCGTCCTGAAGCGCCGCCTCGGTGTCCTGCGCAGCCTGGATATCGTCAGGCCCATCCAGCACCCCGCCCAGCGCACCCAGCGTGTACACCAGGGCCACGACTACGAGGCAGACAAGCCCGAAGTCCACTACCAATTTTGTGAGTTTTGCTGCTGTGTGCATGTCAGTCCTCCAGCGTGGCCGCAGCCTTGATTTCGATCAGTTTGATGATGTCGGCGTCGAGGTATTCCGATACCTCTGCGCCTCGGATGTATGCAGACACAAGCGTTGCTGATGGCGCAATGTCGGGGCCGTCAATTCCCCGTTCGCCGGCTTCGCATTCCAGGTGACACACGATTTCCAGCCGCCCAGCCTTGTGGATGTATTCCAGCCAGCCGATAGGGCAGGGCGGGGGCTGGTAGCCGCGGATTACCGCGTCCTTGACCCGGATAACGTCAAGCAGGCCGGACGATTGCGGCGGGCAGGCTGCGCGCAGGAAAGGCGCGAAGGTGGGGTGTACTGCGTTCATGCGGGCTCCTTAGCTGCTTCCTGTGCTGCGATGGCCTCGCGGAATTCCTCGGCACGGGACGGCTCGGGGTGGCCTGCATGCCAGTGCGCCAATGCCTCTTCAGCGCTCCAGGGGCCGCGACAACCTGCGCGGTACTGCCCGTCCTTGACGTGCAGCGCGTACTTCCAGACCGCCAGCACCTGGCCAGCTCCAAACGCTATATGCGAGTGGTCAAAATGGATGCCGATAGTGATGTACAGGTGGCCGCCCACGCTGGTGAGCACCGGCAGGGCCACGCCCTCGGCGAGGATGTACAGGGCGCCGCCCACGCTGGTGAGCACCGGCAGGGCCACGCCCTCGGTGAGGATGTGCAGGTTGCCGGTTACTTCGGTGATGTGCGCCACGTTCGCGGCGTTTCCCTTTGTGACGATCAGATCGCCGATGTGTTTTGTGTTTGCTGAGTCGGTCATGTCGGCTCCTGTGGGCGAAAAAAAGCCCCGCATTGCAGGGCTGCGTGTGAAATATCTGCTAGATATTTGGGGTTAGGCCTTCAAACCCTCAGCCACGGTTTCGCGCACGCCGTTGATGACGTGGCGCATGTTGCTGGCGCTCATCCGGTCCAGGCTCAAGCCCTTCTCGCTCAACAGCGCGGCGGCGCGTTGCCATTCCTCGCGCAGCGGCTCCGGGAAGGCCTTCAGCGGGTAGGCCCGCGCCCACTGCTCCAGTTTCTCCAGCGCATCGCCGCGCAAGTACCAGCCGCGCTCGAAGCGCTCGGCCTGGGCGTTGGCCTGCCTCAATGCCTTCGTCAGTCGCTCAATCTCGTCTGCGGCCTCATGCACCATCATGTGAAGGTATGCGTCGCCTGTCGGCCGCGTCCGCAGGCGCTCCACCAGGCCTAACTGGTCGTTCGAGCCGAGCGCCCCCGGCGTGATGTCGTTGTCCATCGTTGCTCCTGTGGCCGGGGTCACCGGCTCAACTCTGCGATATTTGAAGATGGCGCCGCAGTTGCTGCGGACGGCAGAATCTCGAACCTCCGGGCTTTGGTGCACCTCTACCCATCCTGTTACCTGCCTTCACGTTGTTGGCCGCCCCAGGAATCCCAGAGCATTGCGCCTCACCATCACATCAAGAGGCTGGGCTTGATTCCAGCTGCCTTGCCTGGCGGGTTGTCTGCTGTGCGGTAGCGCCGCGCAGCCCCTGCACGTCCTTCCGTGCTGCTCCTGATGTGATGGCCCC